CACTTTATTTACAGATGAAGAACATTCATTTATTTGTTGTTTATCTTCTATGAATTTAGCAAAATATGAAGAGTGGAAGGATACAGATGCTGTTGAATTAGCTACTTGGTTCTTAGATGGTGTAATGCAAGAATTTATTGACAAATCAGCAGGTAAGGGTTCATTAGAAAGAACATATAACCATGCTCGTAAAGGTCGTGCTTTAGGTTTAGGTGTAATGGGTTGGCATTCGTTTTTACAACAAAAAGGATTACCATTTAACTCTATAGCATCTACAGCTCATACTAAAAATATATTTTCAGACATTAGACAGAAAGCAGAGAAAGCATCTATGGAGATGGCTTTAGAATATGGTGAACCTTTATGGTGTAGAGGAACAGGTATGAGAAATACCCACTTACTAGCAGTAGCACCAACAGTATCAAATTCAGTAATTGTAGGTGGTATTAGTGCGGGTATTGAACCCTTACCTGCAAATATTTATACATTTAATGGGGCTAAAGGTACATTCATCAGAAAAAATAAAGAATTACAAAAGATTTTAATTTCTAAAGGTGAAGATAAAGACCAATGGTGGGACCAAATGTTATCAGAAGATGGTTCAGCACAAGGGTTACCAGATACTATATTAACTCCTGAAGAAAAAGAATTATTTTTAACATTTCCGGAAATTAACCAATTAGAATTAATACGTCAAGCTGCCATTAGACAACGTTATATTGACCAAACCCAATCATTAAATTTATCATTTGATGTTAATGATTCACCAAAATGGATTAATCAAGTACATCTTGAAGCATGGAAGCTTGGGGTAAAAACACTTTATTACCTAAGAACTGATAGTGTTATTAAAGGAGATTTAGGGTCTCGTATGTCAGATTGTGTATCTTGTGACGGATAATGGACTTTCAACAATTTCTACCATATGTATAACCAAAACATATGGTAGGAATATATAAAATAACAAACCCTAAAGGTAAATCGTATATTGGTTTATCAAGGGAAATTGAAGTAAGGTGGAACTCATATAGAAATATGCAATTCCAAAGCACTAACAGCAAGTTTAGAGAATCATTAGAAGAGTATGGTTATGAAAATCATACTTTTGAAGTTTTAGAAGAAGTTGAACTAAGTAAAGATACCTATGGTAAAAATACTGCTTTACTTCGTAAACGCGAACGCTATTGGATTAAAACGTTAGACACGTTCAATAACGGATTAAACTCAAATGGTGGTGGAAGTGGTTGCGGTTCACATACAACTAAATCTAAACGTAAGATAAGCGAAGCACTAAAGGGTAAGCCTAAACCTAAAGACTTTGGTGCCAATAGAAAAAAATGGCAACATACTGAGGAATTTAGGGAAATGTTAAAAAATAAAAGTGGAAAACCCATCATAGTTACTTCAATCGATGGTAAAATTACTAAAGAATTTAATACTCAAATACAAGCGGCTAAATGGGTTGGTGTCAGCTCCTCAATACTACAACTGATATTAAAGAAAAAACCGCAGCAAAATGGCAAAATACCTACTACTACAAAAGGCTTTAAAATCTCGTATAAATCTTGATGTTTTAGGATATTTTTTTTATATTTATGAGCAAATAGGAACATGAAATTAGAAGTACAAAGATTTAGCTCAAAATCAAGCTCTACATTGGGTATATTATTTGATGTGACTACGACTCCAGAGTTTTTATGTTATACTTTAGAAGATGAATTTCGTGAAGTTAAAGTAAGTGGAGAAACAAGAATTCCCGCAGGTACTTATAATATAACCCTTCGTACTGAAGGTGGATTTAATCAAAGATATAATGAAAAATTTGGTTCTGATTTTAATAAAGGAATGCTCTGGGTAAGAGATGTACCTGGATTTGAATATATATTAATCCATATAGGAAATGATGCCGACGATAGTGAAGGTTGCCTTTTAGTAGGAGATTCACAAACTCAAAACATAACAAAAAATGGATTTATAGGTTCTTCTACTGATGCTTATAAAAGAATATACCCACCAATTGCTGATGCCTTAGAAAAGGGTGAAAGTGTAATAATAACTTATATAGATCATGATTCTATAGTGTTTTAAACTGACCAATGAAATCAACAACAACTTTTATTTATTTACCCTCTATGATCTTAGGATTTATATGCTCATACTTTTTAGAACTTACCATGCAAAATGCAGAACAATACCTTGCAATTACCACTTTAGTGTTTGCTGATGGTTTTTTTGGTGTAATCGCGGGTATTAAAAGAGAAGGATTTAAAACTTATAAAGCTATAAAAATATTAAAAACTTTAATTTTTTGGGTAGTAGTGTTAACCTTAATATTAGTTATAGAAAAAAGTATCCCAGGTGCAAGTTGGTTAAGTGAAACTATGCTTATGCCTTTAGTAATATTTCAATTAATAAGTACTATTAAAAATGCATCAATGTCTGGGTTTATTAAAGCTGATATTTTAAACAAGATTTTAGATCGTATAGATAAACATAAAGGTCTTAGAGAATAGCTTGTCTTAGTTCTACCCTTTTCTTATATTGTTAATATTATGATAAAAAGAATAAAACAAGGGATGTTTCCATTCCTAATTGCCTTTGCCGCCTTATCAATCTCAGTATCTGCTGCATTCTATTCAGTTAGTGGTCTAAGCAAACTTTTTGCTGGTGCTAGTTTAGAAGTTATTATAATGGCAGGTTCATTAGAATTTGCTAAATTAGTAACCGCTTCACTATTATATCAATATTGGGATATAATTAATAAAACTTTACGAACCTATTTATCTATTGCTACTGTAGTATTAGTATTAATTACTAGTATGGGTATTTATGGTTTTTTAAGTGCTGCATATCAAGAAACATACTCTAAACTATCAGCAGTAGAAAATCAAAAAAACTTTATTCAACAAAAAATTAACTTTTACCAAAACGACGTAACACGATATGATACGGAAATTGAAAGAATATCTAGTAATATTAGTACTTTATCTAATGCAAAAGCTTCATCCATCGAAGTACGAGACACCACGGTATTTGGGGGTGTTAGACAAACAATCTCTACTACAGAGCTTAGGATGGCCCAAAATAGAATTAATATTGAAGAAGAAAATCGCAAATCTACTCAAGAAAAAAGAATAATAGCTTCTGACAGTTTACAGAAATTTCAATTACAAGTACTGGAACTTGACAATAACACCGAAGTAGCTGGTGAATTAGGACCATTACAGTATCTATCGAGTTTGACGGGTTATTCTATGGATAAAATCATAAATGTACTATTACTTATTATAATATTTGTGTTTGATCCTTTAGCAATATCTTTAGTAATAGCTTCTAATTTTGCTTTTGATCAAGCATACCCCAAAAAGAAATATAAAGAAAATTTATATGGGGAAGAAGTAGAAGATTTATCTCCTCGAGATATTTCTAAAATGATAAAAGAAAACGAAAACCCCTCTCCCCCAAATGATGCTTTATGGGAGGCAGCTGAAAGAAGGATGGAAATTATAGGCCAAAATGGTAATGAAGGAGAACATTATTCTAAATATGACTTAAATAAAGATAAAATTTTAAACCAGGAAGAAATTTTAAATATAAAAAATAAAATAAAACAAATTAAAAATGAATCTGGAGGTAATTTGCCCTCTTATGAACATAGGGTAAAAGAAATAAAAAATTTAGAAAAATTACTTAAACTTAAAGGTCTAGATGATGACTTAACTAAAACTTACTAATGAAAAATTTTATCAAATTTCTTATTATATGGGTTAGTCAAAATTTAGCCATCCCATTTTGGGTTATAGGTCATGTCCATTTATCATTAAACGTATATAAAGATATTCATGAAATTATAGCTTCTTTTGGGATGAATTTAATTGTAGCATTTGGTTTTATTTTAGATTATCGCGAAAACTCCCGCAAATAAATTTGGCTACCCGGGATATCTTTCGTATCTTCACGTGTTGGTAAGAAAGCCAACGATTAAAAACAATAAAGGTTATGTTTAAATTAAATGGAGTTATTGGTTATTTAAAGAATAGATTAAATTATACTTACTCACAAGTATTAGAGTTTGTTAATATCATCCCAGGTGAATGTCAAGGTGATGATGTTATGTTAAAGGGTAGTGATATCGAAAAATTATTAGGTGTTGCTGAACTTAGAAAATTAGAATGTGAAGTTGTTCAACACATTAACTTATAATAAAAAATTAGGCTCCCCTAAAGGGGAGTCGTATATTTAGGTATAAT